AAAGGTCCAGAATTACTTCTTTACCAGATTTTGAATGATCAAAGGCATCTTTTTTAAGCCAAAATTCAATTGTAGTGCCCTCTGAACCATTAATGTCGTAAGTGATAGTTCTATTTTTATCAGCATCATAAATAACAGATTTATCAAATGTGTTTCTCATTGGCTTATTAATCATGCCAGAAGATGCAGTATGCATTCCACCGCGAGAATAAATCCATTCATAATCAGCAGAAGAATTAGGAAGACCATAACCATTGGTTATTGATGCGGCAGTTCCCCACCCTCCATATGAAAAATGAATATAACCAGTGGTTTTTGGATATTTATTATCAAATATCCATTTATCAAGATACGACGAGGACAATTCAAATAATAATTTTTCTTTTTCAGAACCATCATAGGGATACTCTGAATAAATTCTCTCTATTGCTTGAGTATAATATTCATATGCAGATCCATATTTTGCAAAATTAGATGCTGATGCAAAATCAACACTGGGTTGAAATGTTTCACTTTTAATTATTTTAGTGTTAATATAATCAAATGATTCGACAGTTTCACTGCCAGAAGCAGCACTTTTAAAAGTTGCACCTTTTGTAAATAAATCTTTAATACTCATCTTTTTCTACTCTGAACTTGAACAAACAGGGCTGTTCTCTATAAGATGAAACAGAGTCCTCGTAAAAACTATACTGAAATCCATAAGTGTAACCAGCTTCAAGCATAGATAAATCAAGATCAAAATAGTTGCCAGAAACATCATAAGAAAGCATGGAATAGTTATTATCATTTGATCCCGTTCCGTATGGGATAACAACTTTTTGATCCACTGTTCTTGTTACTTGATATGACGCACTTTCGATAATTAATGTCTCCGGAGTTGCCCTTGCTTTTGTATAAATGTTGGGACTCCAATTTTTATTTCTTACATATAACCTAAATCTTTCTGTTTCATTACTAGAATATGATTCTTTTAAATCTGGCATTGAAACAACATATTTACCATTAGGGTTGATATTAGATGCAATAAGAGATTTGGTGTTTATGGTTCCCGTATGAAATTGTAAGGATGCTGCATGTGCATGTGCTATTGATGTTGAACCGCTGAACCAGACATCATATATTGTGTCTAAGTTGTTAGATCCAGTAAAAGCAAACGAGCATTTATAAATTCCTGTAGAGGTGTGACTACCAGTGGCAACATGTAGATTAGTGCCATTAACATTGGTTCCATCCGGGGACATTTTAAGGGCAGTTTTAGTTGGAGAACTATTATCAACAGAGCCAGAATAAATACTAACATAAATTTTGTCAGTTCCAATGGATGGTATATTTCTTAATTTACCTCTAACATAATTGTATAAATAAATTGTATTCAAATTCTCGGCTGCGGGAGCCAAAGAAGAACTAAAATAGAAATCACCTCGTTGATCCTTTATAGAAGAATCCCAACGAGCTTCTATATTTGGTTTTTTAAAAAAGAATTCTGTACTTCTAGCAAAGAATTTCTTTGTATAATATGAAAATACAGCACCACTTGGGTTTGCAGAACTTGAAGCCTCATAAGATGATGATAGCTTAACCAAAACACCATTATTAGTTTTTGATCCAAGCACATTACCGGCACTATTAATCCACTGTTCAGCAAGTGTTGTTATATCAATTGACAAATTTTCATCACCAATATCAAATGTTTGTTCAAACGAAGAACTCACATCAGAATAATAATCTCCTCCCGCTGCTGTCCACGATGTATTGCCTGATTTTTTTATCCAATTTGAACCAATTTTATTATAAGTTAAATCAGTGTAATTATCCAAATCTAGTCCATTTCCTTCTTCCCAAGAACCATTTATAGCATTAACGGTTAATTTAAAATCTCTTGGTAAAGTTGAAGAATGAGGAGCATTATATAAATTTAAAAAGAAATTAACACTACCAGAAGCTGGAATTACCCCGGCAGAGCGGTCAGCTATAATATTAGAAATTGGAAACTTAATTAATATTCTGGATAGTTCTCCTGATGTAGAGGTCTCTTGTCCAAAAATTGAAAATGTTTGCAAAATATCAGATGCCCCAGCATTCGAGCCGGTGCCTCTAGTAGATAAGTTTTCTTCAAATGCATTAGTTATTGAATTGTCTGCTGTTGCAATGTATCTTTTAATAGCCATTATTTAACTGTTCCTCTAATATCACGATCTGGAAACTTCAATTCGGAATCACATTTTTTGGAATTTTTATATAAGTTCCATCCCTTGATAATGCATCTCTAAAATTTAAAGTTGTAGAAGAATAATCACCAAAAGATTTATTCTCTAGCTTTACATTTTTAACACTTATAACCCCATCAACATTATTTAGTTGATTATATATTTCTGTTATATAAATTGGTTCGCCAATATATTGCACGGTTCCAAAATGTGTTTGAATTTTTTCTATACATTTAACCAAAACACTATCTGGGTCATATCTTTTATCAATTTGGGCCACGAAGTCTACAGAAAAATTAATTATTTTAGCATCCTTAATATCAACAACATCATTTAACATTTTATATGTGGTTAGCCAGTTTTTTAAATTATTTTTTGTGACATCGCCTGATGGTGCCAATTTATTATTGTTATTTTCGGAAATAACATATAAAGATAATCTACGATTTGAAGATGACGGGTCATTAACAATGTTTGCTCTTCTAATCGCCCCAAATTTTGATGGCATATTATATACTAATGATTCATAATCTTGTCTTGTGACTGCTCGGTTTTGAGAACTATAATTCGATATCGCCCTAATTTTAATTTCTTCTAATGTAGCAACACTATTAACAGAAGTGATCGGCTCTTCGTTTGTAACTTCTAATGAGTTTGTCACAATATTTCTCTCTTCCTCAGAAAGTATATTATCTGGATTAAAAAAGAAATCTCTACTAACAATATTCACCAAAGAATTAGATCCAACACTGCTTCCTAAAGTATTATTCGATTTATATACTATGGTTAGCGTTGTGTTTGAAGGTGATATTCCTAATTTGTTTGTTGAGATTAATTTTGTCGGATCAAAAGAATTTTCGGAAATCGTTTTTTTACCATGAAGATTTAAAGCTATTTTCGCAGGGTCTGAGAGTCCGGTAGAATCTTCATCTTCTGATCCAAAGCCAAATTGGAGATAAGTTCCAGTATCATCTCTTTGCACAACAAATCGCCTTGTTGCAACAAATGGTTTCAAAATCGATCTAACGCCATCTGTTGCGGCACTCTTGTTGGTCGTTTCTACAAAAATAACTTCTTGTGATAAATTATCAACCTCGTAATATTGATTACCTTCGGTATCAAAAACACTTTGTATATCACTTATTGACCCATCTCCGATTCTAATTCTTTTAAATCTTTGAAATATTGAATCTATTGAAATTTCACTTGTGTATAACATTCCAGATTGAATCATACCCATTGCTCTAACAGCAAAATATGTTGTTGCTCCAGTTGTATCATTAAAACGAGAAGCAACAAAATCATTTTTGTCGCTATCAAAAAGAATATCTTCTGTTAAAACAAAATTTATACCTTCATTGTTTGAAAATATAGATCCCTGCCTTAATGTTGGCAAATACGTAGTATCGGGGGCAGTACCTTCGGCGTTTGAAGGACATAGGATATACGCTGTAATTGTGCCATAAGATGCCGGTGTGCCAGAATAATTATAACCCAGAGCGCGTGCATGTTTTCTAACATTATCATATTCTATTGCAGTATCTAAAAAACTCTCGTTTACGCTATAGTCAATATAATATGATAATACATCTCCAATGTATGCTACACTATCTAATATAAGCGAACCAAAAGAAGCATTTGTGAAATCCTTATAAGAATCAGGATAATATCTTTTAGCATAATTGACCAAATCTTCTTTTATTGATGCAAATTCTCTACTGGTATAATTTATATTAATATTTTTACTTTTTGGCATTAATAGGAAACTCCATAAATCACAATAAATAGATTTCTAGTTAAATATTTGATATATCTATTTCAATGAAATCAGTAATTTGTGCAAAATCTATTTTATATTTTAATTTAATGTTGAGACTAACATCATCAATTGGTGTTATTAATAAATCTAAAATTGTTAGATAAGAAGCATATACACCAATCTGATCGACGATTCTTTCTCTTAAAACATTTATTAATTCAAATGAACTTCTTTCAAATAAAGCAGATAAAATTCCAACTCCAAAATCAGGAATTAAAATTCTTTCGCCGGGGTTTGTAAGTATAATATTTTTTAAATTAAACTTAACTGTTTGTTTGAGGTCGGCTAACTTGTAACCAGCATTTTCTTCAGTTATTTCTAAAGGAAAAATTACTCCCGGTGTTTCTTTTGGCATTTATATATTCCTCTACTTCTTAATATTAAATAATCCGCCAAATTGATTTTGACACGGATTACCATCTTTATCCGTAGGATTATCATTT